TGAGGTTCTACCCTGAAAGCAATTCCCTGAAACGCTTGTTGAGATGGCAGTGTGTCAACATAGGTGTAGCTAGAGTTAATGATGGTATAGCTAAATTTAAGGTTAAAGGAACAAGAGCTTCAGGTGACATGAACACAGCTCTGGGTAATTGTCTAATTATGTGTATGAATGTTTATTCATACATGTACAGTGTAGACATGGATACCAGTAAGTTTCGTCTCATCAATGATGGAGACGATTGCGTGCTCATAATGGAGCGTTCCCACTTAAACAAGTTAACGTCACTATCCAAGGACTTCATCAATTTAGGCTTTAACATGAAGGTTGAAGCTTTTGTTGACATTTTCGAGAAGATTGTTTTTTGCCAAGCACAACCCATCTTAACTCCGGAAGGTGCCATATTAGTTAGGCAAGTTCACGTAAGCTTAGCTAAGGATTGTATGTCTGTTAAACCATTGGATTCCCTAGGGATATTCAAGAAGTGGACAGCCGCAGTCGGTAAAGGAGGCATGTCTCTCGCAGGAGGACTGCCAATTTTACAGGACTTTTACCAGAGTTTTATCAGAAGTTCAGAGGGTTCCAAACCGCTCAAGAATGATCCTTCTCAAGAGACTGGGCTTGAAAAGTTGTCAAAAGGTATGAAAAGGTGCTATAGTAATATAGCAACGATTACCAGGGTCTCCTTTTGGAGAGCCTTTGACATAGAACCTGCAAAGCAAACAGCAATTGAGGCAGAGTTAAGGAAGATCACAATTGTATATGATCCAACTTTCCCTGCTTCCACACACTTCAGATACCTATAAGTACCAACAACGTAAGGCAGCATAGCTGGAAGGAGGTGCCCTTCCGTCCCCAACACCGTAGTATCAATAGTAACAAAATTAATAAAATAATCACAAAAAAAATTTAAAATAGTAATAAAATAACAAAAATATTTCAATTTCTACCACATTCATAAACCGATACTGTAGATTGAACATGGGGTCCAATGATGTAATTGACCAAAACTATAACTTTAGTGCTAATCAAAATGCCAAGAGACTGCACGGACCACCTAATAAAGTTATCATTGGATGTACAGTCCCCAAGTCATAGGGTATCCCATACTATGACAAATAAACAAAATAATAAAACGGAGCGAAGATTAGTTCGACAGATGAAGCTTATGCAACAAATGTCTCTATTACCAAAAGCTCGACAACCAACCCCACCCAAAAAAA